TCCAAGGCCACGCCTTGATACACCTTACCAGCCACAGTCGCGGTCGCGCCAATCTTAGAATAGCGGAAACCTCGGCCGTCAGCCGTTTCGACATAACAACCAATAGTGTGCAGAGCAGTGGAAGATTCCTGCCAAATGCCTTGCGCCGCTATCGCCGGGAACCCAGTTAATTGAGTTTCGTTTGTCATGGTTTTATTGAGAGTTAATGTTGTTAATTAAAGTGTTTAAGCCTCACGAACAATTAAACCAGCATCGGAATAATCGTGGACGATACCAACGGTAGTCGGGATTTTAGCCGCCGCTTTAGCCGCGCCAAAACCTGAGGTTGTATAAGAACCAGCAAAGTAATTGTTGGAAAATATACCAGAGCAACCAGTCAAATCGGCGTAACGCACGATTGAACCGGAACCCAAGGCTGGTAGCACGTCAGCGAAAGTGTTGGAGTCAACAGTCACGCCGAGCATACCGGAACCGCCACCAGTTAAGAACAAATGGCAATCCACCGCCGAAGCGATACCTTGGAAAGTGTTATGCTCAATAACCACATCTTGAGGAACGCTGACCGAAGTGCCTTTTAAGACAACATCGCCGACGTTCTTATAGAAGTTGTTACCAGCAATACGCACCTGCCAAGAACCGCCATTGGCCGACCACATAATCGCACCGCCAGTTCGGCAGTCGGTAGCAGTTGAGCCAACGCAGTTTTTAAAGTGACAACCTAAAATGTTGGCACCGAAAGCGTCTTTAGTGGAGGCGTCAGCATCAAGCAAGACACCACCGCCAGTTGCACCAGCGCCATTCACGCCAATACCACCGAATAGAACCCCAGCGGCTCTAATGGTAACAATTGGGCTTGTGGTTGCGGTACCGACTTTAAGTTGTGGCAACCCACCTTGGGTTCGACCACTGCCCATACCTAAAATTCTTAACCCCGGCAAACTAGCAGGGATGACTAAATTTTCGGTATAGTTAGCTGGATCAGTCGCTCCAGCAGTAACTTTTTTAACGTTGACATAAATTGTGTCAGCGTAGTTTGCGGCGTTAATAGCCGCTTGAATGGTAGCAAAACCTAATGTTGGCGTGGTGCCAGTATTGGCATCGCTACCAGTATCGCCAGCCACGTATAAAACGTTGGCGAAGTCGTTAGCTCCCGACAAAACTTCTGAGGCCAAAATTTTTGACCCATATAAAAGTGCCGGAATGTGGTTGTGTAATAAGTCTGTCATTGTGATTTTCTTTTTAAGTTCTCCATCTCCCGCAGTCTTTAGCTCGAGGTCAATGGCGAATCACTTTTTTTAGATACCAGTTATGCCGGTCAATTTGCCATGGCGTTTTGGATTGCGAGTGATGAATTGACCACCAAAGTAAATGTGGCCGACAACACCAGCGGCGTTGGCTGGAATGATCCAGTCGCTCCAAGAAAAGCCCAAACCAATCGGGGCCTCGTAGTCATTTCCCTCGACTTGAGATTTGTAAGCTACAGGCTTGGCAAATTTATAAGGCAAAGCGTGCCAGTCTAAGTCTTCTTCACGGGTAGCAATAAGCGCGCCGGAAGTGCATTTTTCATCCATCAGGATTGGTTTACCGTTGTAAGACAAAGCGGTGAAACCAGTACCGGCCGACAAACCTTTCATCAAGGAAGCGTCCTTAGTGATACGTTCTTGAGGTCGGAGTAATTGACCGTAGTAATTAAACACAGCCTCAGTCGTATAAAAAGCGGAAGGCTTTTGAGCACCGGAAGCGGTGTTAATCCACAAAGTGTCAACTTTAGCCAAGGTTAAAATACCGCCGGAGGCAGTAACTGTACCTTTCAAAGTTGTGTAGGTCGCGCGGGCCAAACCGCCAATGCTGGCAACGGAAGTACCGTCGTCAACTAAAGCGGCTAAACCTAGCGGGTCCTTGGAGCCATTACCAGTACCGTCAGAGTAGAAAATAGTACCGAGGTCGTCGGCCATATCTTCAGTGTCTGATTGAATGGTGAGTTTCATTAAGTCGAGGATTTTTGCATCCGTATCGGCTACCGATAAATCATCGCCCGGCAAGGCACAAGTGATTTGGTAAAAACTTGGAGTAAACTCCATGTACTGACGATTGTCAGTTGCCGCCACCGAGAAAGTATCAAAACCTCGAAAGGATTGACCAGTCGTGTTTTTGGACACTTTAATCGGAACGCGTAAAGTTCTACCACTCCACTTTTTACTAGCGCGGACCACGCGCTGTAATAAAACGTTAGAGCCTAGGATCGTGTCAACCAAATAGGGCAAATATTCAGTTTGCACCGTGGTTTGGACACGTTGTCCATATAGTTCTGTCATGGTTTTGTAAGTGGTTATTTATTAAATAGTCGGGAATCACCCACTTACTATTTAAGTTACCAAGGTTGAGTCTTTTTAAAATCAGCCGAGGTTTTAAATGGTGCGGGCTTAGTTTCCCCCTTAGATTCAGAAGTCGTCGCTCCCGCAATGGCTTTACGATTACTACCGTTTTGTTGCTGAGTTTGTTGTAGCAAACGAGCACCAGCGCGATAGTTCCATCGACCTTTGGAGTCGACTAAATCGTTATCCATCACAATTTTTAGGAGTTTGTTCGGGTCGATTTTAGCACCACTAGGATTGAGAGTTTTATCGCTCTCAATTTCTGCCATTTCACTTCGCATAAATTCTGTCGCCTCTTGGACAGCTTTGTCGTTAGCCAATTTTTCCGAAGTAATGCGCTCATAGGCACGATTTTCTGCGGCTTTAATCTCAGCATCACGATCTTTGCGATAGGCATCCCATTGGGCTTGGTCGCCACCGAACCATGAAGGTATGGTGGTTTGTTCAGCGTTTTCTTTGCGGGCCGCGCCAAACTCTTCACGCATTGCCTTTAAATCCTCTTGGTGTCGCGCCTCTTGGTCGTTGAACCTTTTGTCCCACTCCTTTTCGCGCTCCTGCCAGCGAGGATGTTCGTTAAACGGTTTTTCCTTTTCTTCATCCTGAGTATTTTCGTCCCCCTCAGGCGATTGGGTATCTTCCGTTTCGTTTGTTTCGTCTGGTGAGGACGCAGAGTTATCGTTCTCTTCTTCCGACTTGAAAGGGTTTTCCCCCTCATGTTGGACGTCTACCTTTTGTTCTTCAGTCATAAAATTGCGATCTGCATTTTTTGCCGCGCAGAACGAGACAGCTTATAAATTAAATATAACACAATTGACTTATGTCTACAAACTTAAGTTTTTAATTTACGCACGTCCGGTACAGTTGGTCCTTTACGTTTCTTAACGTGTTCTGGCAAACTTTTAATATCAGGAGTCGCCCGCGAAAATTCAGCGGCTTTCTTTTTCATTTCCGGTCCTAAGTATCCGCCATAGGCCGCTTTCATTTGAGCTTTGCTTTGCCACATATTATTCGCTTTCTTTATCTTCCGACGCACCCTCTAGATCATAACCAGTAATGTCAAACTCCGAATCGTTTTGAAATTTGGCAATTGACAAACCAGTCATCTTGACTTCTAACTCTATTTTATATGTTTTGCCCACTTCCCATTTTTTAGTTTCCGGGAAGAATTCATGCTCTAACCGTAAGTGTGGGTAAAACTTTCTAGGCTCTTTGCCCTTGCTTGGATGCCCTACCATACTGCTAGGCTCCATATATTCCTCAGTTTTTGGTGTTACTTTTTTCATAGTATTTTAATTATTCTTGATTAGTTACTTCGGGAACCGTCGGAGTTAATGCCTGTCTACCGGCCTCTTCGGCTACGTTATTCAGCACTTCTTCCTGAGATTTGGCTTGCTCATGAGCGGCTATTGCCTCAGGGTTTAAATCAATCCCGGCTTGTTTAGCCATTTGGGCTTGACCCTCAGGTGGTAAGTCTTTAAAACTTATCGACTCCGATGGTGGCTTGGCAGTATTAGCATTTTGGCGCGCCTCAATAACTTGCTGGACGCGCTGATCGTTTTTAAATAAAATCTCGGGCGCATTAGCCTCTAACCAAACGTTAGCCGCAGTTTCTTCCGGGTTAGGATAGTCAAGCGCCTTATATAAATCTAGCAAAGACATTCTGTTGCCGCCGGCCAATTCAATGGCTTGGTTGGCTAAAGTCGTGCTGTCTTTTGGTAGTAATGAACCCTCTTTTACGCTAATTCTAACTTTCGGGTTTGGTTTGTTCGCATATCGCTCATCGTAAACGTATAGTAATTGCGTAAACCAATTATAAATTCCATCAGCCAATTGCTCGAGATATTCGCTAAA